ATGAAGGAGGCGCGCGACCGCCGGCCTGATCATTCCGCGGTCCGGGTGAGCTGCTCGACCTGCAAGCAATGGCGCGACGTCGACCTTGACGCGATCATCGCGAAGAAGGGCGCGGACTTCTCGCTGATCAACAGGCGGGCGCGGTGCAAGCTGACACCGAAATGCCCCGGCCGAAACCGCTTCTTCTATCAGGGCGGCGTCATGCGCCCGCTGTGGGATCAGCCCACCGGCGACCGCTGGATCAGGGAGGATGAAGCCGAAAGGGCGGCGATGGAGCGAAGCCGCCAGTTCATCGCCTCGGCGATGCGCCGCCGCGTCTACCGGCCCGATCCGCCGCCGCCGGGCGTGCTCAGCGACGTTTGGGCGATCGCCACGGACGAGGAGCGCGAGGTACTCCTGTCGGCGGCGGCGGAGGTCCGGCGCTGGCGCGGCTCTAGCTGATCCCAGTCCAAAGAATGTGTAGTGAGTGTGTATTTTAACCTTGACGCAGAGCCGCCCAATGCGTATTGAATGTGTATCGAAAGGGCAATAAGGTGCGCAGCAGCGAAGTGATCAAGAAGCTGGCCAAGGATGGATGGAGCGAGGTTCGGCAGACCGGAAGCCACAAGCATTTCCGGCACCCGACCAAGCCGGGGACGGTGACGGTCCCCCACCCGAAGAGCGAGATGGCGATAGGAACGCTGAAGAGCATCGAGAAACAAAGCGGGGTGAGGCTCCGGTAAGGAGCCCCACCCCATCCGCAAGGTGAAGCGGCCCGGACGGGCCGAAGGAGTTGAGAATGGCGACCGTCTATTATCCCGCGATCGTGGAGCGCGCCGGCAAGGGCTATAGCGTGTTCTTCCCCGACCTGCCGGGCTGCACCTCGGCAGGCGCGACCCTGCAGGAGGCGGCGCGCGCGGCCGAGGCGGCGCTGGAGGGCCATCTGATCGTGACCGCCGAGGCAGGCGAGGCACTGCCCGACCCGTCCAATCTGGACGACCTTGAGCGCGATCCCGAGGTCGACGAGGCGGCGCGGATCTTGGTGCGCGGCGAGAAGCCCGGCCGATCGGTGCGGATCAACATCACCATGGACGAGCGGCTCGTCGCGGCGATCGATCGCGTCTCACGCAACCGCTCGGGCTTCATCGCCGAGGCGGCGCGCGTGGCGCTGGCTGGGGCGGGCAACGGATGATCCGAAGCCTCTGATTAACCAGCCGGGCCTATCTCTTCCGTATGTGGGGAGAGATAGATGCAAGCACGAATCCGAGCCTCCCAATATGTGCGGATGTCGACCGATCGACAGGCATATTCAATCGCCAACCAACAGGCAGCGATCGCGAGCTATGCCCAGCGGCATGGCTTTGAAATCGTTCGCACCTATGCTGACGAAGGCCGAAGCGGCCTACATCTCAAAGGGCGGTCGGCGCTGCAACAATTGCTTGCCGACGTCCTAGTCGACGACCCCGAGTTCAGCGCGATCCTCGTCTATGACGTGAGCCGATGGGGCCGCTTCCAGGATGTCGATCAGGGCGCCCACTATGAGTTTCTTTGCCGCAGTGCCGGGGTGCGCATCCATTATTGCGCCGAGCCCTTCAGCAATGACGACAGCCTGCCAGCCGCCATCATGAAAAGCCTGAAGCGCATCATGGCCGGCGAGTTCAGCCGGGAATTGTCAACGAAGGTCTTCGAAGCACAGGCGCGCCTCGCTCGCCAAGGCTTCAAGATGGGAGGCGGGCGGCGGTACGGCTTCCACCGGATGCTGGTGGATGAACATGGGCAGCCCAAGGGAATATTGCATCCCGGACAGTATAAGCACCTGCGGTCGGACAAGGTCATCATCGTGCCGGGGCCGGCTGATGAAATCGCCGTAGTGCAGAAGATTTTCCGAATGTGCGCTTGGCGCGGAATGTCCCCACGACAGATCGCGCTGCGGCTGAACAACGCCGCAAGCGTGACGATGACCGGGCGCCCCTGGAGCGGCATTTTGGTCGCCCACGTTATTAGGTCCGAGATGTATAGGGGCGTCCTGACCTACAACCGCCACTCGCGAAAACTTGGCGGACGCGACGTGCTGAACGACAAGTCCGAATGGATACGGTGCGAGGGTGCAATCGAGCCTCTGATCGATGAGCGGACCTTCCGAGCGGCCAACCGGCGGCTGTCGGAGCGCCGATGGAGCAAGTCCGACCATCAGCTTATAAAAATGCTTGCAGCGCTACAGGCCCGCGTGGGCCGGCTCTCGGTTCGCGACACTCTGGCCCAGCCCGGCTTTCCTGTGCCGACGACCTTCGCCCGACGGTTCGGAAGCTTCCGCGAGGCATGCGCGCGCGCTGGCTATATCCGGCCGCAGATCCTCTATGCCTCTGTCCACCCCACATTGCTGTTCCGCGCCTGCGATCTCCTTGAAGACGCTGCCGCGGCGATCCGGTCATCGGGTGGTCGCGTCGATGTCAGCGACCTGGATCGAACGCTGCTGATCGACGGCAGATTTCGCCTCGGCGCCACCATGGTTCGTCCCATGTCAACCGCACCGCACACAACCTGGCGAATCCACCTTCGGGGCGGCTTCGACATCGACTGGCTGCTAGTTGGGCTGCTGAACCGGACCGATAACGTCGTCGGCTATGCGCTCCTGCCGGAATCTCGCTTCGGGAAGACACGCGACGTTTACATCTCGGCGTCCCGGACCCGCGCCGCCAACAACCGCATAGAGTCGCTGTCAGAGCTCTATTCAGTCCTTCGGCAATGAACAGCGGCCGGGCATCTGATCAGCTCAGCACTCGGATCGACACCGACGAAGAGCGCGAGGTGCTCCTTTCGGCCGTCGCGCAGGCTTGGCGATGGGGCGGGGCGGGCTGAAACTAGACAAAAAAATGAGGTCTCACCCCTCTTTCCGCTTGACGGATGAGAGGTGAGGCCTCATAACGTTTTCACCAGCAGGGGCCAATCCTGCTGGTAGAACAGGAGAAAAGAGATGTTGAATCTCTCCCTCCGGTTCAAGTGGAAGCGGATAAGACTGACTATCAAAGTCCGCTTCTAGCCTGACCGGGCTCCGACCTCGACAAAGAAGCGAGGCGGGGTCCGGCATCAAGAATAGGGGCGATCCCATGCCGATGCAAGGCCATGAACTGAAGGAGCTTAGGAAGAAGGCCGGCCTGTCCCAGGCCGAACTGGGCGACGAGATCGGCATGGCCAGGGAAACCATTGGCCTGATGGAGCGCGGCGACGCGCCGATCGAAAGGCGCACCGAACTGGCCGTTCTCTATGCCATCGCTGATCGCGGACATCGACCCCCGACGGTCAGGATGGCTTTTGAGGAAATCTCTGGGCTCCTCGATCGGGTGGAAGAGGCGCCCCAGCTTGATCTGGCCGCCCTCAATGAATGGCTGAATGATCTCACATCTGCCGCTAAGACGTGGGACGAGTTGGGCGGCGCGGTGCTCGGTCGCGAGCTTCTAAAGGAGGCCATTGCCCGCGCGCACCATCTGCGCCTCGGGTTCGGCCGAGGTTTCGTCACCCCAGATCCTATCCCTGATCTTGTGACGATCCGGGAGGCATGGAAACTGACGGAGCCGTCGCGTCAACTGGTGCGCGATATCATCCAACTAGGCCAACCGTGACGTGTCAAGCGATAACCGGGCGGCGATCCGATCAGCAGCGCAACCGGCCGTAACGCTCGACCGCGAACCCGTCGCGCACCATCTGACAGGACAGGTCGACGCCCCCGGCGGTGCAGCGCACGACGGAGCGGCCATAGCGATCCTTGTCGACCTGCTCGCACCGAACGGCGCGGCCGGCCGTGAGGCTCGCGAGATGGTCACGGGACGCATAGGGGTCGCCGGGCGTGCATTGACGCCCTGAGCGGCAAGCTCCGGGCATTTCCGGCGCGTCTATGCCATAGAGGCGCATGGAGCGCCCGGCGCCGCCGCAGCGGATAGCATCGCCATCGTGGTGATACGGTGCCGGGCAATCAAAGCCGCTGATCGGATCGGCGCGGGTCGCCGAGACGCTCCACCAGAAAGCGAACGCAGCGCATGCCGTCGTGATGGCCGCATGCGGCGCGAACCGGGCCGCACTCCATGACTTCCGCCGCCGCTTGAACCTATTGACCGCCAATGCCCCCTCCCGATGCCAGGCGCACCCTATGGCGGTTCGGAAGTCGGCGCGCCAGTTAGGTCAAATAACGCACCGTGACGCGCGTGTACCCCTCGACGGGGCTCTTGCCGATGGCCAGCACCTCGACCGGCTGGCCGGCGACCGTCCCGGCCGTGTCATAGGCGCCGCGGACGCTCGCCTTGCGGATGGCGACCGTCGCCTCGCGTTCCTCCGTCATCGCGGACACGCCAGCCGAGCTGGTGAAGAACGAGAAGGCGACCTCGAACCGGCCGCCAGCGGCGATATCGTCCGTCATTTCTGCGCAATCCTTATGACATAGGTCCGTTGCCGCTTTCGCGACGGGACGGAGTTGGTGAGGAAGGTCACCTCGATCGGGAAGCCGGTCCCGCCGCCGCTGAACAGCGGGTCTGCCTGGCTGGCCGGATCGACCTTCAGCCAGAGCAATATCGCTGTGTTGTCGGGCCAGTTCGGATCGCCCGTGATCAGCCTATGGTCGTGGCCGGTGCCCGTCATGATGACCAGCCCGGCGTCGATCGCCTCCGGCGACAACTCGACCTCGTAGCTCTCGGCCGTCTCGCCCGCCTCGAGCATGCTCGACAGGTCGGCGATCCAATCCAGCTCCTCGGACGGGTCCATGGTATCGGGCCACAATATGGCGGTCGGCGGCGTTGCCATGTCGAGATCCTTATCGAGCGGTACGGTTGGAGAGGCGAGAAGTGCCGACGGCGGCGATGCGGCCCGCTGGCGTCACCAGGTGGATACCGGTCTCGCCAGCGCCGGCCGAGACGTCGTCACCCTCGACGATCGCGGCCTGGCCCTTCACCTTCACCCGGCCGGTGCCGGCGGCGTTGTCGTTGGCCTCGGCAGACGTCCCGGTGCCGGTGATCGGTTTGGTGAAGGTCTGAAGGAGCGCGTTCGATAGGCGCTGGTTGAAGTAGCGGATTCGGCGAATATGGCCGTTGAAGATGAAACTACCGTTCCGATTGCCAATGCCGAGCCGATCCAGGCCGGTTGGGACGGCGCCGGCGTTGTCGGTGAGCGGGGCTCCGCCGTCGAGCACGGAAGCGAAGTCGTCGAGCTTGTAGGCCGTCCCGAGCCGGCGAACGACGCCAAGGACGGGTGTCGGATGCTGCAAGCTGGCGACGAGCGTTCCTGCCGAGGTGTACTGCACGCGCGTATTGGCGGCATCCGGCAGACGCATTTCGATCAGATTGTTGTTGGTCCCGTCCGACGCTGTCAGGAGCATATTCTGCGTCGAGTAGCCGAGGGTCTCGAAGTCGACGATTATCGTCCCCTCATCGGGATTGAACCAGCCGGTGAAGCTCGCCCCTGAGGCGATGAGCTGCTCGGCCGCGCGCGTCGCCGCGCTGGCACCGGTCGGTATGTACGACGTGGGAAAGCTGCCGGCCTCGAACTGCCAGCCGCTGGTCGAGAAGCCACGAGCGCTGTTGCCACCATACTTTATGACGCCCGCATAGGCATTGTCCGATGCGGCCGCCGCGCTAAACCAAACCCGGTACAGGCCGCCGCCGTAGTCCTCGATCGTGTAGAGCGACGGGCTGGTCACGGACCCGCCGACGTTCAGCACGAAATCATTGAGCGGATTATTGGTGCCCGGCGACCCGAACACGGGCGGCCCGCCATCGTCCATTCTGACAAAGACGGAGAGGGTGTAGATCGTGCCCGCGACGGTCGACACCGTCTTGTAGGCATAAACCGTCGTAGCCGGCACCAGCTGGAGCGATAGGCCGGTGCCGCAGAACAGGCCCGCGAAAGCGGCGGCCGTCACGCTGCCGCGCGTCGGCGCATCAGCGACACCATTCACGAACTCGCTCTGGCTCGCGAGATTGGATCGCGCCTCCTCATTCAATAACCCGCGAGCTTCCCAGGTCACCGGATGGTAGCTGAAGCGCGCGCCGTGAAAGGCTGCCGTCGTCGTCATCAGATAAGCGCGCGCCGACCCCATGTAGCCGACCGGCTCCAGCTGCGCGCCCCACAGATAGACGCCCGATGTGCCATCGCCGGCATAGGACGGCGCATTGTCGGCCGCGCAGCAGAAGATGGCGTTATAGCCGGACGTCTGGCGCAGGCCCCTCAGCGAGCAGCGATAGAAGCCGTTGGCCGCCGGCGTGATCGTTGCCACCGCCCCGGCACCGGTCACGGTCCCGACCGTCCCGGCCGCCACATTGAAATAGGCCGCGTTGGCCGTGCTCAGGTTGAGGCCGATCCAGTCGCGCCCGGCGGGCTTCGCATAGACGGTCAGGACTTCGTACAGCCCGACCGTCCCCACATTCTGCTGCACATAGTGGGTGGAGCTGGTTGCTGCCTCCACCAGCTTGTCGGCGCTGACCGAGCCGTCCGGCGCCGTGGTCGCATCCGCGGTGACGGAGAGATTGCCCTTGACCCAGGAACCACTGTCGAACTCCTGCGAGCGGACGAATAGGTTGGCTGGCGCGAAGGCAATCTTGCCGGTTTGGTCGACCAGCGTGGCATAGCTGGCGCGTGTGAAGGCGACCTCGGCCGGCAGCGCGCCTTGGCGGAAATCCCAATCGCGCGCCGGGACGAAGGCGCTGCCGCCGGCGGACGCATCGCCTGCCTCCACGATCGCGGCCGTGCCCTTGACCTTGACGGTGCCCGCGCCGGCGACGGCGTCGGCGCCCTCGGTGATCGCCGCATCGCCGTCGACGATGTCCTGATAGGTCAGGCGGACCCGGATATAGTCGACGCCGGCACCGCCGGACGCGGCCGACTGTGCCTGGAAATCGACGCCGAACGTCGAAGAAAGCGCCTGCGCGCGGGTGAGGCCGGCGCTCCATGTGTCGGTCGGCGAGCCGTAGAGAACGATCGTCCCCGCATCGAGATAGTTGGTCGGATAGTTGGCCGCGGTTAGCGCCTTGTCGTCCCCGGCCCGGTCGCCGATCAGGCCGGCGGCTCCGTTGGGGACCAACTGCACATGATAATCGGTGGCCGGGTTCGCGCCGATGCTGCGATGCTGGATCTCGACCTCGACGCCGGTGATCGTGGTGCCGGCCGGGATATCCGAGCTGGTGAAGCCGAAATTGGAGGCGCGGAGCGTGCTGCTCTTGCCGCCGGCCGCAATGGTAATCACGGCCTCGGCATTGTCGTCGGCCGCCACATTGGCCGTGTTCGCCCAGGTCCCGGCCCCGGTCTCGCCGGAGACCCCGCTGACCACCGTTCCCGGAAATTTCCAGCTCGTCGTCGCCATGGCCGCTCCCCGCGCAGGATTGAGGGTGGCCGGCGAGCAGCGCCCGCCGGCCGGTCGATCAGTTGCCCGACGTCAGCGAGAAGCTGCCGATCGTCACTTCCTGCCCGACGGTGATCGAGACGCTATCGAGCGTGATGTCGCCCCCGCCGCCGGTCGCGGTGATCGTGCCCTGGATGCCGCAGGTCGTGCCGTCGGAGCTGAAGATCGTCCAATAGCCGGCCGTGCCGGTCGCATCGGCGGTCGCGTCGGTCCAGGTGCCCGACTTCGCCTTGCTGCCGCTCGCCGCCGCCGCCATCCAGTCGGAAGGGAGCGACATCGTCGCCAGCACGGTGCCGGTACGAGCCGCCGCGCAGTCCGCCGGCTTGGAGCCGGTGTAGACCTTCAGGACCGCCGACGTACCGATCGTCGATTCGACGGCATCGAGCCGGGCGTTCTTGACCGCCGTCGAATAGTTCATGGCCGCCGTGGCGGGCGCCAGCGGCACGATGAGCAGAGCGACGGCGGCGGCGAGCGCGCACAGGTTCTTGATCAGCTTCATGGGATTTTCCTCCGTTTCGGATGAAGTGGCGGCCGGGTACGCCCGGCCCGGCGGTTGAGGTCAGCGCTCGATCTTCAGCTGCTCGGCGATCCAGCGCTGGAGCGCGATCAGGTTGGCGGTGTTGGCGTCGGCTTCGAAGGCGAGGCCGAGGAGCGCGTCTATCGCGGACCGATCGGGAGCTTCGATACCGCCCCCATGAAGTCCGTCTGTGCCGGTGGCATCATCAGATTCGCGGGCGGCGTCGGGAACGCCGGGCACGTCCGGCTGCTCGCGACCACCTCCACCGGCGGGATTGGCTTCGGCCGCGGCACGCCGCAGCTGGTCAAGGCGAGCGCGCAGAGCGGCAAGCTTCGTTTCATAATCATGGGAAACCTCGTTGCTGATGGTTGCCTGGGCGGCTTCGACGGCGCGGGCGTGCGCCTGGTCTGCGGCGGCGGCCTCGGCCGTCTTCTGGCGGACGTCGGATTCCAGCTTGTCGATGACGCGCTGGTCGACGGCCTTCTGCGCGGCGCGCTCGTCGGCCTTCACGCCGCCGAGCCAGCCGGTGAACAGGAGGTAGAAGGCGACGACGATGGCCGCGCCGAGCACATAGGGGATAAGCCGCCGGCCTAGGGCCAGCAGCGCGTCTGCGGTGAACATGGATCGTCTCCGGGGTTAGGGCTGGCCGGCGGCCGGGCCGGCACTGGCGATGGGCAGGGCATCGTCGTCCTCGCCGCCCGACGCTTCGAACTCCAGCCCGCCGGGCCCCTTGGCCTTCCAGGCGCGCCGGCCGAGTACGAAACCGTAGGAGGTCAGCACGACGCCGATCAGGGCGAGCGCGGCGAGGCCGAGATAGCCCAGCCAGCGGATGCGCAGCGCGGCGACGCTGTCCGGCCACGGCTCCCACGCGATCGCGTAGAGCGCGGCAGCGGCGAAGATCGTACAGGCGACCCCGCCGCCCGCGAGGAACAGCAGCGCGAGCAGCATCCGCCAATCGCGCGGCGGCCAGCCCGGAATGGTCACAGCTCGGTCGCCACGTCGAAGCACGGGCACGCCTTCACCCATTCGTGCGGCTCGATCTTCCCGTCTCGATCGAGGTCGGGAGACCAGTCGCGATGACCGCGCACGATGACACCGGGATATTTGCGCTGATAGGCTTCGACGATCTCCCGCAGCGATTTACGCTGCAGGGCGTTGCGCGTGTCCTTGGGCTTCGCGTCCCGGCCCAGGCCGCCGACATAGCAGATACCGATGTTGCCGGTGTTGTGGCCGCCGACATGCGCGCCGCGTGTTGCATCCGCGAGGGTGCGCACCGCAGTTCCGTCGAGCTCGACCACCCAATGATAGGACGGTTGACCGAACCGGGCGACATCCCAGCGGGTGACCTCGGCGGCCTTGTGGTCGCGGCCCTCGATCGTCGCGGCGCAGTGGATGGTGAGATAGCGGATCGGCATCATTGCCCGGACTCCTCGATGTCGTGGATCACGCGCTGTGCGCTGGTGGCTGCCTGGGCGGAGTTGCGGAGGTCGCCAATCTCGGGGCGCATGCGGCGCAGGAAGGCCTTGGCGCGACGCTCGGCGGCGCGGCGCTCGGCCTCACCCTCGGCCTGCAGAAGCGCATGGACATGGTCGAGCGCCTCTTCGAGGTGCGCGAGCCTGACCATCATCGGCCGCAGCTCGGCCAGTTCGCTTCGCAGCGCCTCGCGCTCTTCCCGCGCCGCGCCGAGTAGGTCGAACGTCAGCTTGTCGCGATGCGCATTGAGACGTGCGTCGGCGTCGCGATCGTCGCGGCGCATCTCGATTCGCGATTTCCACCAGGCCGCCACGCCTTGGAAGATGAGCGTTCCCCCGCCGCCGCTGGCTGCGGCCACGACAAGTTCGACGGCGCCGGTCACGCGCCGCCCCGTTCAGTGGAGCGCATAGATCCCCCTGGGCTTCTGATTGTGGGTCGTTGGTCGCCGAGCGTGGCGAAGGTCAGGCGGTCAGCTGGTGCGCGTCACATCAACGGTGTAGCGGTTGATGCCGTCCTCGTAGCCAGCCTTCGACGCCCTTACGCGGAACTCGGCGGTCACGGATTCGCCGACCGCGAGGTTGTTGAAGGACCAACGATAGGTCGGCGTCAGGCCCGTGGTCGCGTCGGCGATCTTCGCCACCGTGATCTTGGCGCTGCCGGAGATGCGGCTGATGCTGTAATCGAACGTCGTCGTCGCGTCCGGCCCGTTGGTCGAGACCGAGAAATTGCCGGTGCGCACGGTGCCCGATGCGACCGGCACGGTGTTACCGACGCTTGAGCCGCTATCGATGCTGATCTCGTACAGCGAATTGCCACCCGACCCGGCGACGACGGCCGTGACCCCGGTCATCAGGAAACCCCCATGCCCGCGGCTATCCACTCATTCGTGTTGACCTTGATCAGCGTGCACAGGCTGCGCTGCGCGATCGTGCGGGAGCCGGTCAGCGCGTTGCCGGCCAGGCGCAGCGTGACGCCGCCCGCCGCAGTGATCGACTGGCTAGAGCCGCTGTCGTTGTAGATCGTGACCGTATCGCCGAGATCGAAGGCGACGGAGGCGTTCGTCGGGATGACGATGCCGCCGGTTGTGATCGCGATCATCTTGCCGACATCGTCGAGGGCAAGGGTCTGCTGCGAGGTCGCGGCCCGGCGCGGCAGGTTGCGATAGCCGATCTTGCGCGACGTGCCGCCAGGGTCCTTCACGGTCGATCCTTCGCCCATGTCCGTGATGGCGCCGGTCATGGCGCCCCCGGTCTTGGGCAGAGCGGTATCGTCAGGGGCCGGCGTCAGGCCGACGATCCAGCTCGCCGCCGTGCCGCTGCCGGTCGCCCGCGAGACCGTCACGGCTATCACGCCCGTCGCACTGTTATAGCCGTCGATCCGGGCCACCATCTGGTTCGCGCCGTTCGCCGAATGGGTGATGACGACCCACTGGCCGGCGACGAAGACCTTGCCCGTCTCGATCGTCAGCGTCTTGGCGCCGGTGCCGATCGTCAAGCTGGTCGTGCTGGTGCCGGTGGTGCCGACGGATGCACTCGCCGCGGCGGCGGCGTTCTGCGCGGCCTGGACACTGCCGGCGACATATTCGAGGGCGCCGTTCATCTCGTCGACCATGCCAGGCAGGGCGCCGAGGAACGCGTCACCGCGCGTGGCGAAGTTCGCCGGATCATCACGGGATGGCGGCGTCGGAAGGGGGGTGAGGGCCATGGGGTGCTCCGGTCAGTTGTCGGTGCTCAGCCCCTCGATTTCGAGGCTGCAATAGGCGAGGTGGGAAAAGGCGATGTCGATCTCGAAGCTCTTGTAGAAGCCGTAGATCAGCATCGCGTCGAACAGCTCCGAACCGATCCAGACCAGCGGCTTGGCCCGATAGTCGGCCAGCGTCTGCTGGACCTGGTCGACGGAAGAGGCGGGCATCAGCACGCGCGCGCTCATCCGCTTGCGCCAGGCGCGCTGCACTATGGAGGTGATGCCGAAATCGTCGGTCTCCTTGCGGGAGAAATCATCGATCCCGATCTTCGGGCTGGCCTCGGTCGAGCCAATCTCCATCTGCAAGCCGACGATCAGCGTACCCACCGAAACCGGATCGGCGGGCGCTGCGGCCGCAATTTCGATCGTGACGACGCCGTCGGCGTAGATGGGTAGGTCGTCGAACAGGATCGTCCGGCGCTTGCCGATCGGCTCGAAGAAATAGAGATACCAGTCGGTGATCGCCTGCCCGCCGACATTGGTCGAGCCGATCCGCGAATAGACCTCGTCCCCGCCGGACTCCATCGTCACGGTCGCATTCTCCGCCTCGACGTCGAGCAGCGCCAGCGCGTCGATGCCACCCGGTGCCAGCACTACCGTTATCGAGCCGGTATCGGTGGTGAGCGACCCGACCTTGTCGTCGAACATCGCCCAGCGGTTGGTCATGCCGAGATCGAGCCACCATCCCGGGCTCATCTCCGGCGCATGGTTTGTGTTCGACGCCTGCAGCGATTGCCAGCGGTGATGGTTGCGGATCACAAGGGCGTCGAGCGCGTAGGTGGTCCCGGACGCCCAGGCCGGATGATCGGCCTCGGCGACCGTGCTGCTGGTCAGGACGGCGTCGGTGATCGCCACCGGCCGGATGATCTTCATGCCGCCTCCGTCTTCACACGCAGCGTGTCGCCACCGTCGCTGACATTATCGAGGATCTTCGCTGTCTTGCCGGTGTTGCCGGCGAGCGTGGCGCCGATCGTCCGCTGGTCCTCGGCCAGCGTCGCTACCTGGGCGCGAAGGCCCTGAAGCTCCTCGACCAGCGCGTCATTCGCGGCCTTGCTGCTGTCGGCCGCCGCCGCCTGCTGATCGGCGAAGCTCTGCCACCAGCCCTGCTGGTCGACCGCGACCTGAAGCGCGCGGGAAGCGAGATCGGCGGCGGCCTGCTGCTGGCTGACCATCTTCTCCGTCGATCGATAGGTCAGCTCCAGGCTCGCGGCCGTCTGCCCCCGGATCAGGTCCAGCTCGCGACGCGATCCGACCTGGCCCGCGGCGGCGTCGAGCAGCGTGCGCGATAGCTCGGGCAGCGCCTTTGCCGCATCCATGTCGCCGCGGCGGGCGGCGGCGCTGGCGACGTTGAACTGAGCCGCGAGCGTCTGGTAGCTGCTAGCAGCTGCGGTCGCGTCGAGCCCGCGAATGCGCTTGACCTCGGCCATGATGCTGTCGCCGACGCTGCCCCATGCGTCCGCCAGTTCCTTGGCCGCGCTGGCGGCATCCTGGGCCGCCCTTTGCTGGTCCTGGATCGCCCATATCTGCATTTGCAGCGCGCGGTTGCTCGGGTCGAGTTGCTCCAGTTCGCGTTGACGCAGCGCGACCGTATTCCCCTGCAACTCAAGAAGCTGCTTCTCCAGGTCCTGGCGCTCGCGCAGGATCGCAGCGGCCGACGCGGCGCTCTTGCCCGCGCTGACGATCTCGGCGAACGCCGGGGCGAGCTGGAGCAGCTGGGCGTAAAGCTGCTGGCCGGCCGCCGTGGTCAAATCCTGCGCCTCGACCAGCGCGCGGTACGCGGCGATGCTGTCGGGCATCGCCACGCCCAGGCTGTCGAACACCCGCCCCAGCTGCGCGGCCCGCGCGGCGGCCTGCTCCGCATCGCTGTAGAATGCCTCGAAATAGGCGTTGGCCGCGGTCGCGTAATCCTGTGCGCCGCCGAAAAGATCGGCGATCGCCATGCTGGCGTCGATTCCGAGCGACTGCGACGACAGGCCCAGCTGCTGGAGCGAGGTGGTGACGACGTCGACCGTCGAAGCGACGCGAACGAGGGTTTCGAACGCGCCCTCGCCGACCTTCTGGAAGCGCTGGAGATCGATCACCGCCTGCGCCATCAGGTCGGCCTGCTGGCCGAACACGGCGGTAAGCTTCTCCTGGATTTCCTCGCCGCTGAGGCCCTTCAGGTCGATCTTGCCGATATTCACGACAAAGGCGTTGAGCTTCGCTTCGACCTCGCCCGTCGCGAGACCCAGCGGCCCCGCTGCCAGTTTGATGGCATCGGCGAAGCTGAGCAGCAGCTTGCCGAACTGATCCTCGAGCGAAGCGTCGAGATCGCCGTACCGGGTCGAATATTTCGTCGACGTGGTCACACCCAGGAAACGCTTTTTCTTCTGGATGTCGGCGAAGGTCTGGCCGGTGAAGCCGAGCGCGTCGATGTCGGCGAGGGTCTGCGGCGCCCCGAAGATGCCCGAGCCGACCACCTTCGTCTTGGTGCCGAACAGGCCGCCGATGATACTCCCGATGCCGCCCAGGATATCGCCAAGGATCGGAATCTTCTTCGTGAAGTCGGTGAGCGCGCCGAGCGCCAGGCCGATCGCGCCGCCGAGCGGGCCGGCGATCAGCATGCCGGCCGCCATGCCCATGAAGCCGCTGACGCCGCGCGTCAGGCCCTCCTCCAGCGCCGTGCCGAGCAGGTCGCGCTTGAAGCCGGTGTTCACGTCCTTCGCCGCGTTCGAGCCGATGCCGTCGACGCCGCCCAGCCGGATGACGAGGTTCGTCAGCCCGCCGATGTTGCTCTCGATCGCTTTCAGGCTCGCCGCCATCTGGCGCGAGACGACCAGCATCTCGGTATCGAGGTCGGCCAGCAGGTCGATGCTGCGCTTGATCGAATCCGACTTGGCCGACGTGTCGCCGAACACCGTCCCGGTACCCTGGTTGGTGGTGGGCGCTTTGACGCTGGCGCCGCTGTTGAAGCCTAGCGACGCCATCACGCCCAGCATCGCGGCGACTGCCGGAAAGCCGAGCGGACCGAGTGTCGCGAACATGCGCGCGGCGCCGCCGGCGACGTCGACCGCGGTGCGCGCAAGCTGGACCACGGTAAGCGCCTGCTCGGCGGCGACCATCGCCTTGTAGCCCTTGCTGTGCTCGGAAAAGAGGCCCTTGGCAGCGCCGGTCAGGCCGATCAACGTGTCGAGTTGGAGCTGTCCGGATTTCTGACGCTTCACATCTGCGCTGAGGGCAGCGTTATCGATTGTCTCCTGTGCCTTCTGGTATTCAGCGAGCGTCGACATCATTCGGCTTACGGCATTCCCGCCGCGCCCGAAAGCATCCGACAGGTTGTCACCCAGCCGCCGCACGCGCTCGATCGCTTCGTCGATCGAGGTGGTGAACGCGCTCATGTCCTGGATCAACTGGCTGGTGTCGATGTTCAGCTTGATGTCGAGGCCGAGCCCTTCCTTCTCCCGAGCTGCGCGCAGCGCCTCGATGTAGCGTTTGAGCGCCCCCATCTGGGCATCGGCCGCCTGCGCATCGGTCAGCATGCCGGCGCGCTTCACCTTCTCCACGTCGGCCAGCGCCCGCATATAGGCCTGCTCGGCCGCGGCGATCGGCATGAACGCGCCGAGAATGCCGTCATAGGCCGCCTGCAGTTCCCGCTGCGCCTTCTCCAGCTCGCGTGCGGCGCGCGCGGCGTCCCGGTCGGCCTTCGCCATCTTCGCGGCCCGGTCGGCGATGATCGTCTCGGCCTGCGCCTGGAGGCGGTCGTTGCGCGAACCGAGCGTGTTTTCCCGCCATTCCTTGCCGAACGCCTTGGCCGCCTTGCCGGCGCGTGCGAAGAAGCCGTCCATCACCGTACGCGCGTCGCCGAACGCCTTGGAATATCCCTGCGGAATGGTCCGGATCGTCGCCAGCGCGCCCGAGAGGTCGCCCGCCAACGCCTGTTTGGCGGCGGTGGCCAGCGCGGCCATCGCGCGACTTGTCCCGGCGAAGGCAGCATAGGATGCGGCGGCGAAATCCTTGATGCGATCGAGCACGAAGCCGAAGGCGTCTCCCGCCCAGCGCTTGACCGCGCCGAAGGCGTCGCCGCTCCAGTTCCGGATCTGGGCGAAGACCGGGCCCAGGTTGAGCCCGTCATAGATCGTCTTCCACAGCCCGCGCAGCACGTCGCCGGTGGTGACGCCGGTGTCGGTGAGCTTCTTCATCTCCTTCTCGGTCAAGCCGAGGGATCGGGCAAAGGCTTCGCCTCCGCCATCGTCGAAGGAGTTGGCGACCAGCTTGAGCGCACCAGCCGCCACGCCGGCAGCGACGCCGATCCCGACCAGGATAGGATGGGCCAGCGCAAACCGGCCGATCATCCCGCCGACTTCGCTGGCAAGCCCGCGCACGCCTATCCCGGCCTGCATCATGATCCCCGAAATCTGGCTTCCCTGCTGGACCAGCGCCATCATCGCCATCTGCAGGGGCTTCGAGCTCTGCGCGGCGGCGGCCATCTGCAGGCCGAGGTCCTGGAACTGGAAAACGAGATTCTGGGTATGGTAGCGGGCGAGCGACGCGCCCTGGCCGACGTCCTCGAAGGCTTGGCCCGCTGTGCGGATGCGCCGGGCGAGATCGACGAACCCAGCCTGTTCGGCCGCCGCGGCGTTCGCCGCGATCTCCATTTGCTTGATCTGGCGGGCGGTCTTGCCGATCGCCGCGGCTTCCTTCTCCAGAGCATCGGCGTAGCGCAGCGCCGCGCGTTCCGCGTTCTGATGCTCCCGCACCGCCGCGCGCATCGTCTGGTTGACGCCCTGCTTGATCTGGCGAAGGCCCTGCTCGAGCTTCGCGATCTCCGCGACAAACTCGAATTCGAGCGTGGCAGCTTTGACCATGCCGCGCCTCCCATAGAAAAGGGCGGCCGAAGCCGCCCGTGTTGTGAGACCATGCGGGCCAGTTCGATCGATGAGGAACCGGCTTCAGATGGAACGTCGTTTCAGAATTTGGTCGGCACGACCGGGAAGCCGGAGAAAGACGCAGGCTCGCAGATTCCATCCGTTGTGGAGCCAACCAACTCGAAGGACGGAAACCAAGAATATTCGTGCAATTTTCCCGTTTCACGGTCGACATACAGATTATGTATGGGATCGCCCCGCAACTTGGGCTGCTGATCGACAAACACAATCATTGTTTGGCTGATCGATGCTATGGGAAGCGTATTCTTGCATTCTTCGCGACACCAAACGCCTTGGCCGAGGTCAACGCGAAAGTGCTGAGGCTTTTTCCCCGTACAGACCAGGTCGAACTGGTCGGCCGCGGCGGCCGGCGATGCGATGGCGGCGATCGCCGCGAGAATTATGCCCTTCATAGGCGCCCTCCAATGTGAGGGCGGGAAGCTGCCCCTTTCTCGCGGCAGGCTCAAGCCCTCGGCGCCTTGAATGCCGCGAGCGCGTCCCGCACGGCTCGGCCGACGGCAGGGCGGTCGATCGGGGCCGCCGCTGACGGGTGCGGCGCATCGGGATCTTCGGCTCGCTGCGTCTCGGCTGCGAACGCCACCGATAGCCGTCGGATCAGCCGGCGCTGCCACGGCGCCAGGTCGGCGCCGGAGCCGATGCACCATTCGTTGATCGCGCCCCAGCTCAACGGCGCTCGGCCGGCGCTGCAGGTCTCGATAGGCCCGATTTCCATCAGCCATTCGATGATCTGGGGCATCTCCGCGAACGGATCGGGCGGCTCGATGCCCTGCTCGCGCATGGTTTCCAGCCGGGACTTGCTCGGCGGGGGATCGGCGGGCGGCTTCTTGCCCGGCGGCGTGGCCGGGCGCGGTATGGCGCCCAGCCAGGCCAATATTCGGACGTGCTCGATCAGGCCGCGTTCGAGCTCGGCGTAAAATTTCCCCAGTCGCCGATGAACTCCAGCGCCTGGTCACGGATGAAGCCGAGCGCCGGGTCCGAATAGACCGCGCGGAACAGCGTCTCGCCGGTCGCGCCCGGATAGGCCGGGTGCTCGATGTGGTGGAAGGCCACGGTGCAGGCGACCAGCCGGTCGACCTGCTCGGCGCGCTGTTCCTCGGCGGTCACCTCGACCTTGCCCTTCCGGCGCATCCGCTCGAGCATCTTGTTCTGCGCGGCGGCCTGCGCCTTGTTGTAGGGCGCGGAGCCCGGGCCGTGCAGCTCGATCGCGACCTTCTTCGACAGGTCGGGCTGGCCGTCGGGGCCATCCTCGTACATCGGCACGTCGTCGGCCGAGCGGAGATGAAGAAAGGCGGCGGCCACGACGGCCTTTTTCGTGATGTCCATGGATTGAACCTTTCGCAGGAGGAAATGGTGCGCCGACCCGTCCCGGCCTGCGAACGGGTCGAGCCGGCGCGGTTTTCCCGGCCCCCAAGGGAGAGAAAGGGCCGGAAACTCGGGATCAGGCGGCCAGCACCTCGACGATGCCGACGCCCGCCGCGTTGGTGGTGATGCCGATGTTCGTGGTGGCGCTGACGACGTTGTTCAGCTCGCCCGGGTTCTTCTTGAACGAGTAGACGAGGCCCCGGAAGTAATCGACGTCACCATTCTGGTGAACGATCTTGTGGCTGATCGCGGTGTCGGAATTGACGGCCGCGCGCATGATGATCTGCCCGGCGTCGTCGGTGTCGAGCGCCAGGCCGAGCGGCATGGTGCCCTCCTGGTATCCGCCCTTCAGCTTCTGCTGCGCGCGCGAGGCGAGCGGCTGATGCGTTACTTCCGTGAATTCTCTTCCATATTCGCCGATGCTGGTGATCTCGCCGACCTGGGTCCAGGTCAGCGCAGCGTAGCCAGTGCCGTCATAGGTCGCCGGCGCGTTGGCCGAGACATAATATTTCGTTCCCGCAGCCGTGTTCACGGACATGGGCTTTTCCTTCCATCAAAGAGAAGCCCGCGGAGTGCGGGCGGTGATATTGCCGGACGGCAATCGGGGTCAGGTCTCGGTGTAGGAGACGATGAAATCGCAGCTGCCGCCCCAGACGGTGGGGTCGGTCAGGATGAAATCGGGGCCGTCGTTGGCAAGCGTCACCGACACGTCGACCACGCCAGCGAACTCGCCGATCTGATATTCGGCCGCCTCATGCGCCATCTTGATGATGGCGCCGGCCTCTTCATAATCCCGGCCCAGCGCGGTGGCCTGTACCCGCTCCGTCCAGCGCTTCACGCCGGGCGACAGCGTTGGGAGGCGAAGGCGGCTCACCCTGTTCAACGACAGCGACGGCACTGCGTTAAGCGCGCCGCCTTTGATGTTGTCGCCGAGCAGTGCGACCAGGCCGGCATGCGCCGTCAGCAGCTCGCCGAGCACCCAGACGCCGCTCATTCTTCATCGCCTCCTGGATCGGCGGGCGGATTGATCCCATGACGCTCCAGGCGGGCGCGGATATAGTCCGCCATCGCCTGCACCCCGGCGTCGATCTTCGCATCGACAGCAGGGCGAAGGAATGGATAGGGGTGTGCACCGGGGTGCTGCACTACCTGGCCGACGAAGGCGCGGCCGATGACGAGGCTTCCGCGTCGCACGGCCTTGTTCACCTGCCCGATGCTCCAGCTCCGCACGCGTCCGCGCTTGTCCAATGCCGTCGGCAAGGCCTGTTGGCTGACGCTGATGAGGTGGGCGGCCGTGCCATATTCCAGCCAGGGCGCCATGAACGCGCCGGGGCCACGGGTCCGAACCTTGGAGATGATTGTTCCGTTGACCAGCACGTTCGTCGAAACGCCGATCGTCCGTGTGACGATTGGCGAGCGACTGCGCTCCTTCGCCTCCTCGGCCACGACCTGAGCAAGCTTGCGCATCCCGCCGCGCACGACGCTGCGCGACATCTTCATTGGGAGATCGCGCAGCAAAGCGTCGATCTGGTCGTCGCCCTTTATCGTCAACGACAGCATGGCGCCCTCCCGGAAATGGGGCGCGGGGCGACGGATACGGGCCGCCGCCCCGCGGTTCACGCCTGGAGGGGCGTTACTTGCTGCCGCCGTCCGCCGGCGGGGTGTCCTCGGTGGCCTCGCCCGGCTGAGGCACGATCCGGCGCGCCGCTAGTTCGGCATGGCGGGCGCGGGTGATGTCGATGGTCGTCCCGGCGGGGACGAGCTTCGCGAAGCCGGTCTTGGGATCGATGTTGGTCTTGTCGTGGAAATCGACGAGGGTCTTCACCTTGGCCATGGACAGTCCTTTCAGTTTCAGGGGTCTTCACCAGCGGCCGAATAGTCCTCGACCACCATCTCGATGCCTTCGCGTCGGCCGAGCTCGATCGGGCCGGCGACAATGCGCATGAGCCGCGTACCCATCTGCAGGCGCATGTCGGGCGTAACGTCCTCGCGATAGCGCATGCGGACCCGGGCTGGCCGCCGGGCGATGCTGACGCCCTCGGCCAGCCGCTCGGCGCGGCTCGGCAGCATATCGCGTACTTCGGCCCAGACGGTCGCGATCGTGCCCCATGTCCCCTTGCCGGCCGATCGAACCCCCGTCGCTTTCGACTTGCGCTGAATCTCGACGCGCCGATCGAGGTCGCCCGCACGAATGATCATAGTCGCCAACCGCGCGCCGCGGCGCCACAGGCCAGACGCGCGGCCGTCTCGATCTCGCTGGCAAGGCCGCCGGTCTCGCGATCGGCATAGTAGCCGCCGATCAGCATCAGCATCGCCCGCACCATCCCCGGGGGGACATCTGCGGGCGTGTCATAGCCCGCATCGACGTCGACGATGATCTGACCGGGGCCGCTGGCGACGCGCGGCCAGGACTGTCCGCTCTTGAGCGTCAGCAGCGCCGGCCGGCGGACGGCAGCGATGTCATAGACGTCAGTCGACAGCGTCACGCGCGCCCTGTCGGTATCGGCATATGTGACCTGATAGATGCTGGCGATCGGCCAGGTGACCAGGCGGTCGGTGAAGTGGTCGATCGCCTCCGATACGCGCCGCGGTGTGAGCACTTGGCCAGTATAATTTTCGACCCAGCCGCGCGCGCTGACGATGCAGCTTTCGATAACGGCATCTTCGTCGTCACCCGCGCGCAAATGCTGCTTGGCGAGTTCGAGGGAGACGGGTTCGGCCATCGATCACCTCGTAGAATTGGGAGGCGCCGGCCGGGTGGGGACCGGCCGGCGCTGGAGGTTCATCGCAGACGCGGCGTTACGCCGCGCGCTTCGCCAGGATCGCCTCGCGGAGATCCTTCACGCTGGTCGCGTCGCCTTTCGGCAGCTCGACCTCCTCATGCTTGGCGATGGCAAGCAGTTGGGGTTTGTTGGCCTTGGAGACGTCGATCTCGCCGAGTTGGTCACGCTCATAGTAGAGGTCGTCGCCGCCCTCGCCCTCGTCAGCCTCATCGTCGGCGGAACGGGGCTGCTCGACCTCCTTGCCGAAGCGGTCGATCAGCTTGCCATTGACCAGATAGGCGGCATAGCCGCGGTTGACGAAATGGGCCTCGGAGGCCGCGTCGCGATCCTCGACCACCTGCCCGAGGGTGAAAGCCTCGGGCGGGATGGCCTTGGTCTCGTAGTCCTGGAGGAACTGGATCGTCATAATCCGCCTCCTCAGTTGACGATTTCGTCGACCGTCGTGGCATCGCTCATGTCAGCGGCGCCGTAACGGGCATCGAGGCCGAGGACGAGGGCGGAGATCAGGGACGCCGCGGTAGCGACGGTGATCGACAGCCGGACGAACCGATAGCCGTTATTGAAATCGAGGTCTTCGGGCCGCAGATTGATGACGACCTGCTTGTTGTCGTCGGTGCCGGCCTTGGTCAGTTGGGTGATCGCCGTGCCGGGGACATCCTTGGCGCTGCCGCCGGCGTTGTCCTTGGCCTGGACGAACTTGGCGTCGACCGTTGCCGATGCGCCGAGCGCGCCGACCTGCACCACGGCCATTGCGCGGAACCAGTTCTGCATGTCGATCCAGCCGGTGGTGACGGTGCCCGCCCCCTGGCTGACGGGGTCGAGGGCCGCCAGAACCGCGACGACAGCGGAGGCATTGAGATTGGCGTTCATGTTTCGGAACTCCTCTGGGAGGGGCCCGCCGGGGCTACCGGCGGGCCAATGTCATCCTTGGTTGACGGGTGAGGCTCAGGCGCGCTCGGCCAACGACACGAAGTGCGACTTCGTGTTGGTGCCGCGCGCCGGATCGACGGGCTTCTGCAGGACGGGCTGGCCGCCGGCACGGAAGACCCAGCGGAAGGCGCGGATGTTGTAGTCGAAATAGAGGTGGATCGACTCCGCGAACTGCACGCTCTGCTTGCGGAAGGCCTCATAGCCGTTCGGGTTGACGAACTGGAGGTCGCCGAGGTCGCCCAGCGTCTGGCAGTGCTCGGTGAACAGCACCGGCCGGCCGAGCAGGATGCCGCCCGGCGCGATCTGGTAGTTGGGGAACCAGACCGGCTGATTGGCCTCGTTCTTCAGCTCCATGATCGCGGGCATGATGTCGCCATTCGCCAGCCAGCTTGCCTGCGTCGGGTTGATCATGCGCGCGAACATCTTCGCGATGTTTTCCAGCCATTGAAAAGGCTAGATTATTTAGGCTTTGTGTCCTCTATGCGTCACCGAGCCCGCTCATTTGCGTCATAATGCGGCGGCTGGAAGGGCGAGTAGAGCGGTCGACATGCCCTGCAAAACCTCCGTTCGCCGGCTCCCGCCCACCATCGCGTGGGCGTAGACCTGAAGGGTCACATCGACCCGAGAGTGTCCCAAAAGCGACGCGGTATCGGGGAGTGGGAGGCCGTTCATAATCCACCAACTCGCCGCGAAATGACGCAGCGCGTGGAAATGCAGAGGGTCGCTGTCGGAATGGAGCCCGGCCCGGATGAGCAGCTTGCGCCAATGCGCATTATGAAACGTGCTCGAATGCAGCATCATCGGCTGGTCGGGTGTGCCGACGGTGAAGATCAGCCCGCGCTCTTCCCGATACGAATAGCGATCTATCCAATCGCGCAGCATCTGCCCCAGATGTTTGGGCATAGGCACGTCGCGCACCCCCGCCCGTGTCTTCGGACACTTCACCTCGTTCCAGTGCGTCAAGGACTGGCGCACATGTATAATCCCCGCCTCAAAGTCGATCGCCGCCTCGGTCAGCGCCATGATCTCGCCCCATCGCAGACCGCAGAACGCCGCCAGATGGACCATGACCCTGAGAAGGTGAAAGGATCGCCACTGCTGCTTGGGATATCGCACCTCCGCCGTGCGCAAGAGGACGGCTATCTCCTCTCGCGTGAACGTGCGCACGCGCGGGGGCTTGATACCTTTCAGCTGGGCTGACGCCTCCACGACGGGGTTGGCGCGGCAATATTGGCGACGGCGAGCGAACTCGCAGACCTGTTTCATGACCATCACGCGCCCGCGCGCCGTATCAGCCTGAAGGCCGGTTTCCGCGCGCATATGGCCGTACCAGCGTTCGACGTCGAACGCCGACACCTCCGCCATTTTCATTTTGCCGAAGAACGGCCGAATGTTCGTGCGGCAGGCCAACTCAATAGCCTTGTAGCGACCCCGCCCTATTCGGCCATCCTCCACGCGCAACCCCTCATTGGCCAGGAACTCGCTGACGACCTTGTCGACGGTGAGATCCTCGATGTGGATGCCGAATCCACGCTCGACAATTTCCGCTTCAACCTGCACGCGGAAGCGGTCTGCATCCTTCTTCTTCTCGAACGTCTTCGATCGGCGGGCGCCCACTCGATCGACAAAGCGCACAACCCAAGCCTCCTTGGCGACCCCGTTGCTGGTCCATTTTCGTTTAATCACGCTCGCCATGATCAGGCTCCTTTCATCGTGCGATGGTGGTTAAGGCCGCGCGCTGGCTGAGCGAGCGCCTGCGCCAGCCGGGTCAGCCCCTTGGGTGTGACGAGCACCTGCTCATAGGCGTGGGGCAGGCGCCCGGGCTGGTCGATCGTGCCGACCTTGTGCTCGAGGAGCCCGGCGTCGACCTTTGCCTGGAAGCCGAGCAGGCGATCGGAACCCGGCCGCCGATAGGTCCAGCCGTTCGCCCGCATCCAGCGATGCAGCTCGCGCGGGCCCATCTGTAGGGCCTTGGCTGCGGCGGTGATGGACATGCTGCCGTCGGCCTCGGCGATACGGCTCAGCGCCGCCGCCTTGGGCTCCAGTTCGCAGGCGCGGGCCTCGGCCGCGATCACGCGGTCGGCATAGCCCAGCAGCAAGCCGCGCATCGTCGCCGGGTCGTCGAGCGCGGCCAGCGGGTCGCCACCGCCATAGCGCCCGACCTTGCGCAGCGCGGGCAGAACCTCGGCCGTGACCCATTTGCGGAAGCGGTGCGGTGGCGTTCCCGGTGTCATCGCGTCCCGGCAGCGCAGGATCAGCGCATAGAGGCCGGATTCGGTGACGGCGGCGAACGCCTGCCGACCGCCAAGGGTGTCCACTTCAACCGACCCCCTTTCGTCGGCGTCGAGCTTCGATATAGCGTCGCGATGCTTGCCTAGGCCGAGCACGGCGCAGACGTCGATCGCGACAAACCAGGGCAGTCCGTCGCGCTCGACCGTGCGGACGGCGCGACCCTCGAATGTAAATGGTGTGATGGCGTTCATATTCGCCTCCAATGAGGCCCCGCCCAGCCGCGCCGGGCGGGGCAGTGTGTCACCTCTGAATGCGGACGCCCGCTACCCAGTGCTCCGTCGCGATGCGGTCGAGCGTGAGCGAAAGCGATTCGGCAAATCGCGCGCAGCCTCCGAGCGCGTCCGAGAGGACGGTCCCGGCGGACGTGTCGGCGAAGTCGGCCAGCACGTAGAGCATGGCCGATAGCTGGCGACAGCCAAGCCCCATATCCTCCACCGCTTCCACGACGTCGGCGGGCGCATCCTTGCGATTATGGGCCTTCATGGCGTCACCTCGCGGCGACTGCTGACGGCGCGGGTGTCGCCGCAGTCGGCGCTGCTGCCCCCCCTCATGACCGCGGCCGATGCTTTCGCGCCCATCGAGTGATCTTGCGACGCAGGCGATGCCGCTGGCCGAGGCCGCGCGCCATGCCCATCGCTCGCAACTGGCGATCGCGCGGGTTGCCATAAATCGTGACGAACAGGCTCAGGTCGCCGTTGCGTTCGGCAACGACATGGCCGCCAGCCGCCTCGAAATCGGCCACCCATCGGCCCATGAGGGAGCCCGCCACCGTCAACGCCTCCCATGACGAGGCTCCGGGCGATAGGGCCGGTCCCAGTGCGGGTCCGATCCGGTCGTGCGGCGCAACTGGCGGAAGCTGGGCGCGACCGGATCGCGATCCAGCAGGTAGCCGTCAATGTACCAGCCGCCGCTCCATCTGGGTCGGCGGATTTCCCGGCAGCGGGTTCGCCGAATCCTGTTCCGGTGTATCCGGCGGACCGCAAACGGGTCATCGGGCTCCGTGTCGCAATCGCCATCGCTCTCGCCGTCGTCGAGCGGATCATAACCGGGGTCCGACAGGGAGCACCCCGGCCCAGCCGCACCGGCCGCATATCCGACGTCCCGAAGGTCGAAATCGTCCTCGGCGTTCGTGCCGCCGGCGGGGTCGTCGTCCTCGTCGTCTTCGTGCTCGCCGAGTCGAAAGTTGACATAGGCGGCGGCCGGCGCGTCGTCGGAGGCTGAGCAGCGGTCCTCGTTGTCCTCCTCAAGGTCGGGGTCGCCGTCGAGGGCGTCGAGCATCTCTATGAGGCTCTCGATCGCCAGCTCGACATTTTCGCGGCCGTACAGCGCCATGATGGCGTCGATCGCCGCCAGCGGCGTCGCGCCGGGCTGCAATTCAATCCTGATGCCCATGTCAGCGCCCTCCGACCCGATTCAGCTCGCGCCAGGCGAGGCGCCACATCGTGGCCCAGGCGCGCTGATGGTCGGGGTTGCGCGGGTCGAAAGGGGGCGCCTCAGGCGCCGGGGCGGGCCTGGGGTCGGGGAATGGTACGACTTTTCCCATGATGGTTTCTCACTGGTTTCGGCCTGTCACAGCCTTTTCCCGGTAGCAGACCGGGTGCCGGGAGAGTGACAGCCTGCCAGTGAGACAGGTGGAGCGTTTTCCCCTCGAAAGGGTCTTGTATGTGCGCCCCGCTCCCGACATAAGTCGTCGGTGAGCCGTGGACGCCAATCCACGCTCTCGAAGCGGACGCCAATCCGCTTCAATCGGTGGCAGACCCTCGCCAAAGGGCTTCCACCTATCACTGGTCCGGGCTGTCACACCCACCTTCCACATTACACGAAATCGCCCCGTCGCCAAGCGGGGCTGATTTCGCGTGCCCTCCTCGCGGCCTACCGCCCGTGAAGGATGACGCCAGCGCCCCCTGGCGCTATTCTGGGCGGGCAACAGGGAGGCGTTATGGCGATTTGGCAGGTGGAGATTTTCAACAACCCGGGCGACGCGGTTCCGAGCAAGCGGGGGTTCGTCGAGGCCGCAACCGATGGTGAAGCCGCTGAGATCGTGATCAGGGAAGGTGGGTTCGTCGGCAAGGCGAACCTCGATCCGGTGGTGAAAAAAATGCCGACGATTCCCGAGGGGATCGTCCTTTGGGACATTCTCTGAGCTGGCCAGTGCGGGCAGGCGCACAGCGCCGATCCGATCGGCCGGGCGGTGGTGATCGGTAAGACGGTTTCGCGCTTCCGGGGTCCAAAGTTCGCCCAAAGTTCGCACTGTCTTATGCGCACCAAACAGTGCGAACTTTGCCGAAGCCGAAAAGTGCCGGATTTCGGGCGTTTCAGCGAAGTTCGCGCCCAAAGTTCGCACCCCCCAGCCGCCCAGGGGGATTTTTTTCACGCGTGGGACGGGGGGCGGTACAAGGAGGACGCGGTCTGCCGAAGTTCAGCCCCCCCCGGTGCTGGGCGGGCGTGCTGGACTCGTCGATCTGCTGACGACATGATCCCGAGCGACTGCGTAATTTCGCGCGGTCGGGCACAGGGCAACAGGCGCGGGGGCGTAAGATGACGCAGGACGATCCGTTTTACGAACTGCTGCCGGACACGACCCAGTTATCGATGCGGCATGCCACCCTGACGGCGATGGTCGAGCGCGATCGCCAGAGCGCCTGGCAGATTGCCCATTATGAGCGCGGCCAGCGCGACGAATTTACGTCGAAGCTGCGATTTGGGCTGGCGACCCTCAACGCCGCCTCGCTGGTGACCGTGCTCAACCTATCTTCGGCGTTTGCGGACATTTCGCCAGCCGCGACCATGATAGCGGCCGGCATCTATTTCCTCGGCACGACATTGGCCGGCAGCTCCCTCTTTGCGCACCAGACACGGCTTATCGAACTGGTCGGCGACACCAGCGCGCGTGCGCTGACCCTGGATCGGGCTACCGCGCTGTGCGCGTTCCCGGTCGGCACCAGGGAAAACAAGCAACTCGGTGAGGCGATCGAGCAAGCGCACGTCCACGTGCAGAAAACCTACCCTGTGGGCCAGAGCGCGATCCTTTTGCAGTACGCTTCCGCCTTCTGCTGGAACAGCGCATCTCTGCTGCTGGCCATCGCCAAAGTGGCATCGTTATATCCGGCCCCGGCATGGGCGCCTTGGCTGGCTATGGGCTGATTATGCGACACGGCTAGTCGGACGTGCACATAGCGAGTTGCACGCGGCAGGGTGCCCCTGTCTGAAACCCCAAGGATGAAGACGTTGGGTGATAGGGAGATTACCAATCCGCAACCTTGGATTGACAATACTCGGGGCGATTGCGATCCATGTCTGATGGGCTGGTTTGATCCTCCGGCGATAGCGATCCGCAAAATACTTCCAGAGGGGCTGCACGTCCTACTGAATCCCGTCGAAGAGTTCGCGCAGGATCTGCTGCGGGACGAAGCTCCGCAGCACAAACCCTATCAATTGGGAATCGTTCTCGCGCTGTGGGTAAAGGCGGCAGTATTAACCGGCGAATTCGGTCTTCCTGCGCGTTCAAATGCCAAAGTTCAGAGAATCTATGAAAGCAGCATAAAAGTTTTAGGGCGGAATGCTAGTACAGCCTTTCTTGTTACGGCGCACCTTGCTGAACAGGATGGAATGTATGGAACGCCCGCCGGATTCTACTATCAATTGGCAGAAAATATGGCATCCTGGGCTTAGAAGGAAGTTAAACTGACTTTTCCTTCTACCACTAAGCCGAAGCTCGATCCGTGGGGGCGATTGCGCTAACGTCGCCTCTGCACCCGAAAACATTGCACGATCAGCATCTGGGTTGCGCCAATTTGTCGCTTTTATGTTGACAGTTATTCCATGCGTCGCTTAAAAGTGACACATGAGGACGACGCAGACCCCGCAGTTCGCCAAATGGATCGATGGCCTCAAGGACCGCAAGGCTCAGACCGTGATCCGGGTCCGCATCGCTCGCGTCGAAGGCGGCCTATTCGGCGATGTGAAATCGGTCGGTGGTGGCGTCAGCGAACTGCGAATCGCCTATGGCCCCGGCTACCGCGTGTACTTCACGCGGCGCGGGGACGAACTGGTGATCCTGCTCGTCGGCGGCGACAAGGGCTCACAGAGCCGGGATATCGAAACCGCCAAGAAACTGGCCGCTCAGATAGAATGAGCGGCCCCGGTGTAAATGCTTATCGTCCAAGGAGGACATGACGTGGCGATCGAACTGCTGCCCTACGACAGCGCCGAGCACTTCAAGGACCCCGAAGCGCAGGAGGAACTGCTGCGCGATGCGATCGAGGTCGGCGACGCCGGCTATCTCGCGCACGCGCTCGGCATCGTTGCGCGCGCGCGCGGCATGACCAACGTCCAGCGGGAAACCGGCATGAGCCGGCAGGCGCTTTATCGCGCGCTCAGCAGCACGGGCAATCCGACGATGGAGACCGTGTTCAAGGTGATGAAGGCGCTCGGGCTGAAGATGACGATCGGTCACGCCGACGGCGACCGGCAGCCCGCATAACCCTGCTCAATTTTGCGCAGGGCCGCGGGCGACAGTCAGCAGCTGATCCAGCCGTATCGCCGAACCGAAACCGTCCCCGATCATTTGGTAAGACAGGTCGACGCCATCGGCCGAGCAGCGCACCACAGCGCGCCAATAGTGGTCGGTATCGACCTGCGAGCATTGGACGGGCCGGCCGTGAGGCATATCAGGTGGTCGCGGGAGGTATAGGGGTGGCGCGGGGGTGCATTGCCGGCCCGGTCGACAGGCGCCGGGCATCTCGGGCGCGTCGATCCCGTAGAGCCGCATCGACCGGCAGCGACCGTCGCAGCGGATGGCGTCACCGTCGTGATGTTCGGGGCCAGAGCAGACGAAGCCGTTGGCCGGGTCGGCGTGGGATTCTCTAGCCGCCACCAGAAACCGAACGCTGCGAAGGTAGCGGCGATCGAGATGGCGCATCACCCTCAGGCGGGCTTTCTGGATTTTGCTTTTGACGGCGGCGGTGGCGACCGCCGCAACGCGGCACATCCCACCACGTCACGCTTCGGGGTACTTCCAGGCGCGGACACTCGGTCTGCCTAGCTATCCACCAACTGGTCATCCGGCGCAAATGAGATCGGCGCACCCTTACCTTGTCGTGCAAGGCTGCTCTCCAGGCTCGCCGCAATAGCCGAAAGAGCCGGGCCGATATTTGCGTCGAAGGCATCGCGCATGAATGGCCGGGATCGCGCGCCGGGGTGCTGAACGGCTGCGCCAACGGGGCGGCCGTTTATGAGCAGCGTCCATTGTGGGTTGGCACGCCTGATCGCCTCGACGCGATCGGGATTGATGCCCCGCCGTCTTGACCGCGTGAGTTTGATGCTTCGTCGCGTGATGATGTGGGCGGCGGTCCCGAACTCAACCCAGGGGGCCTTGAACGCCTCCTTGCCGACTACCTGGACCTGGGCCCGAACAAGCCCCTCCCTGCCCTTGGCGCCCGCGACCTTGATTACGATGTTGAGACCCATTGGCGAGTTCACGCGGGCGGCGTCAGCAACTACCTCCGCGCCCGCCTTTAGAGCGTCGCGGAGGATCTTGCCTTGCAGTCCAGCCTCGATCTCCCTGAGCGCCTTGGTGAACTGAGCGGCTCCGATGATCTTCATGCCGCCTCCGTCTTCACGGTGCCCTCGACCTCGACGATGACGCTGTCGCCGCCGCGCGTGACGTTATCGGTGAACTTGGCGACCTTCCCGGTGTTGCCGGCGAGCGTGGCGCCGATCGTCCGCTGATCGTCGGCCAGCCCCGCGACCTGGGCGCGAAGGCCCTGAAGCTCCTCGACGAGCGCGTCGTTCGCAGCCTTGCTGGTGTCGGCCGCCGCCGCCTGCTGGTCTGCGAAGGACTGCCACCAGCCCTGCTGGTCGACCGCGACCTGAAGCGCCCGGGAGGCAAGGTCGGCGGCGGCCTGCTGCTGGCTGACCATCTTCTCGGTCGACCGATAGGTCTGTTCCAGGCTCGCGGCCGTCTGGCCTCGGATCAGGTCTAGTTCGCGGCGCGATCCGACCTGGCCGGCGGCGGCGTCGAGCAGCGAGCGCGACAGCTCGGGCAGCGACTTGGCCGCGTCCATGTCGCCGCGGCGCGCGGCGGCGCTGGCGACGTTGAACTGCGCCATCAGCGTCTGATAGCTGCTAGCGGCAGCGGTGGCGTCGAGCGCGCGGATGCGCTTGACCTCGGCCATGATGCTGTCGCCGACGCTGCCCCACGCGTCCGCCAGTTCCTTGGCCGCGCTGGCGGCGTCCTGGGCCGCCTTCTGGCCGTCTTGGATTGCCCAAATCTGCATCTGCAGCGCGCGGTTGCTCGGGTCGAGTTGCTCCAGTTCGCGTTGGCGCAGTTCTGTGGTCCGCCCTTGCAATTCCAGAAGCTGCTTCTCCAGGTCCTGGCGCTCGCGCAGGATCGCGGCCGCCGAGGCGGCGCTCTTGCCCGCGCTGACGATCTCGGCGAACGCCGGGGCGAGCTGGAGCAGTTGGGCGTAAAGCTGCTGGCCGGCGGTCGTGGTCAGATCCTGCGCCTCGACCAGCGCGCGGTACGCGGCGATGCTGTCGGGCATCGCCACGCCGAGGCTGTCGAACACCCGGCCCAGCTGGGCGGTGCGCGCGGCGGTCTGCTCGGCGTCCGTATAGAACGCGTCGAAATAGGCGGCGGCGGCCGTCGCATAGTCCTGCGCCCCGCCGAAAAGGTCGGCGATCGCCATGCTGGCATCGATTCCGAGCGACTGTGCAGACAAGCCGAGCAGCTGAAGCGAACCGGTCACGGTCTCGACCGTGGAGGCCACGCGAACGAGGGTCTGAAAAGCCCCTTCTCCAACGGCCTGGAAGCGCTGGAGATCGATCACCGCCTGGGCCATCAGGTCGGCCTGCTGGCCGAACACGGCGGTAAGCTTCTCCTGGATTTCCTCGCCGCTGAGGCCCTTCAGGTCGATCTTGCCGATGTCCACGACAAACGCGTTCAACTTCGCCTCGACCGCGTCCGTCGCGAGGCCGAGCGGCCCGGCCGCCAGCTTTATCGCGTCGGCGAAGCTCATCAGCAGCTTGCCGAACTGATCCTCGAGCGAGGCGTCCAGTTCGCCGAAGGTGGTGCTGTATTTGGTGGACGTGGTGACTCCCAGGAACTTCTTTTTCTTCTGGATTTCCGCGAAGCTCTGCCCCTCGAAACCCAATGCATCGATGTCGCCCAGCGTCTGCGGCGCGCCGTAGATGCCCGAGCCGACCACCTTGGTCCTTGTTCCAAAAAGCCCGGAAACGATCTTGCCGATGCCGCCGAGGATATCACCGATGACAGGCACCTTGCTGAGCGCGGCGCCGATCGCCCCGGCGAGGATGACGCCGAGCGGGCCGGCGGCGATGCCGAGCATAGACAGGCCGGCCGTCGCGGACAGCGCGCCGGCTACGCCGAGCCCGGCGCCGAGCGTCGCCCCGTTGATGAGGCCGCCGGTCGAACTCTTGAACCCGGTCTTGACGCCGGCCGCCGCGTTCGCGCCGATACCATCGGCACCGCCCAGCCGAATGACGAGGTTGGTCAGCCCGCCGATGCTGCTCTCGATCGCCTTCAGACTCGACGCCATCTGCTTCGAGACAACCAGCATCTCGGTATCGAGATCGGCCAGCAGGTCGATGCTGCGCTTGATCGAATCCGACTTGGCCGACGTGTCGCCGAACACCGTCCCGGTGCCCTGGTTGGTGGTGGGCGCTTTGACGCTGGCGCCGCTGTTGAAGCCTAGCGACGCCATCACGCCCAGCATCGCCGCAACGGCGGGGAAGGCGAAGACCCCGAGCTGCGAGAATATGTTGGCGGCGCCCGCCTGGAGCGCGATCACCGTCCTGGCGGCTTGCACTATGGTCAACGCCTGCTCAGCCGCCAGCATGGCCTTCGCCCCGGCGCTATGCTCACGGAACAGCCCCTTGGCGGCGCTGGTCAAATCGATCATCGAACTCAACTGGAGATCTCGGGTCAGTTTGATGCGGCCGGCGGACGTTTCACTTCCGCGAACCAGGCCAGCATCAATATCGGCCTGTCGCCTCCCGTATTCGGTTAGCGTTACCATCATGTCGCCAAGAGCAGCGCCGCCACGTCCGAAGGCATCCGACAGGCTGTGGCCGAGCGATCTCGCCAACTCGATACTGACATCGAGCCCGTCATTGAACAGGCCGACATCTTGGACGAGCTGGCTGGTGTCGATGTTCAGCTTGACGTCGAGACCGAGCCCCTCCTTCTCCCGCGCGGCGCGCAGCGCCTCGATATAGCGCTTGAGCGCGCCCATCTGGGCATCCGCCACCTGGGCGTCGGTCAGCATGCCCGCGCGCTTCACCTTCTCGATATCGGCGAGCGTGCGCATATAAGCCTGCTCGGCCGCGGCGACCGGCATCAGCGCGCCGAGCAGACCGTCATAGGTGCCCTGCAGCTCGCGCTGCGCCTTCTCCAGCTCGCGCGCCGCCTTGGCCGCCTCGCGGACCTCGCGCGCGTGCTCCCGCTTCGCTTCGGCCGAGCGCTTGTCCGCCGACAGCTCCAGGTCGCGCTGCTGGGTGATCGCCTTCAACTGCCGGTAATATTCGCCGTTCGCGACGCCGCCGGCGTCATACTCCTGGTTGAGCCGGCCGAGCGCCGTTTCGTAGCGCTGGGTCGCCGCGGCCGACTTGTCGGTCTCGGCGGTCACCTGGCGCATGATCGTCAGGCGCGCTGCGGCGCGTAGCCGGTCCTCATTCTCCTTGATCGCGGCGTTGTTGGCGGCGATCCGCGCCTGGATGTCGCCGTTCGACAACTGGATGTCGGTCGAATAGTTCGCGCCATAGTTTGCCGCGCGCCCGCCGGACGCGGTCAACTGAAGCGAGGCCAGTTCGGCGGCGAGCTTGGTCCGCAGCGCCATCGCCTCGTTGAGCGCCGTCTTCGTCGCCTCGATGCCCAGCCGGATTCGCTGCTCCAGCGTCTTGTTACCCCGGCCGGTGGCGGCGTCGAGATCCTCGATCGCCTTCCTTTGGGCCTTCAGCGCCTCGGCCTGCTGTTTGGCGCTCTCGCTCCCCTCCCACAGCTTGGCGACGAACGGCGCCAGCAGGATGCCAGCCGTGGTGAGGGCGAGGCCCCAGGGCCCACCCAGGAAGCCGAGCAGACCTTTAGTTTCGTTGGTCATAAGGCTGATCGCTTGCACAACCTGACCGCTCTGCTGGGCAAAGATCATCATCGGGTCGATGCCGCCCCGGTAGCTGACCGCCACGTCGTTCAAGTTCATGGAAAGCTGCATCGCACCGGCGCGAACAGCCCCGTTGCTTTTACCCACGGCACCATTCGCCGCCACTACCTGCTCGCCAGCCGACCGGATGCGGCGCGCTATGTCGACGAAGCCGGCCTGTTCAGCGGCGGCGGCATTGGCCGCTATCTCCAATTGTTTGATTTGCTGGGCGGTTTTGCCGATTGCCTGCGCCTCCCTTTCTAGGGATTTTGCATATCGTTCGGATGAACGCTCGGCGCGCGCGTGGGCGCGCTCCATTTGCTGCATAGACATGCCCGTTATCCGTTCAAGGTTACGGATCTCGGTCACGGCCCGCACGGTGGAGGCGTCAAAGTCCAGCGTAAGAGAGGCTGCCTTAACCACGTCCGGCATCCTTCCTATAGTTGGCGATATAGTGCTCAAGCGAGCCGGCGGCAGTCGCTTCAATGGCGCCAAGGTGCGCTCGCAGAACCTCCGCCGCTCGATCGAGTGGCATCCCGTCGATCATCAACAGGTCGAGCACCGCATAATGTGTGGGGATAAAGGCTTGGTGCTGGGGCAGGCCGATTTGCCTAGCGCCCTTTTTCGCTTCTCGGACGATGATGGCTCGAAGCCGCTCCACCTTGCGAAGAATCTGATCATTCGACGAATGGGTGCCATCTGACGCCACTGACGGTGCGCGGTGATCATGCGACATTGGGCATTTCCCGGTGGCAATTCCAGGTCCGCCGGCCCTTCTGGCCGTTCAGCCAGTGCGGCAGCGCCTCGCGGGCGGCGACTGAGAGGCCGTGTAGCGGCGACGCGGAGGACCAGCAGGCGCTGCCAGGGCAACCACCGCGCGGCAGGACCGATATTTCGGTCAGGTCTGCGGCGGCGATAACGAAGCGGTGAGAGCTGGCGTCGGTCTGATAGCTGGCGACGTTGTCGAGGCCGCAGGAGCATTCGCAATATCGCTGCTCCGTGATGCCGCAGACCAGCGAAAAGCCTCTTGGCGTGCTGGGCGGGATGAACTCGAAAGCCAACCCATAGGCGTCAGCCCAGACATCGAGGGTCGCTTCGCGCGTGGAAGCGTAGCGCCGGCTGGCGTCGTGCGAGAACAGTACCGGGATGTCGGGGCGGCTGACCTTGATGGCGCCGGGAGCGGTGATGCTAATTACGGGCGCTCCATCAGCCGCGACGCCCCGGCTCAGCACATCCCACCGCTGGGCATATCCGCGGATCGGGGACCGCCAGCCGCTCACCCGCAATAGTCCTTGGCATGACCCTTCCAGACTACGAGCTCCAGCCGATGGCTGCGCGATCTCGCCAGAATGTTCCCCAGGTCCCGGGGCGGCATCATCGAAGGCAGGACATCGTCATAGCCCGCAGCCGAAAGCTGCTCGCGGTACGCCCTTTCCTCATCGACCGCCATTTCCAACGCATCGACGGCGCTCAGCAAGCGGTCGACAACCTTCTGATGACCGGCCTGCATCGCGCGAGCGATATCCCCGGAACGGGCCTCGCGGAGCTGATCCAGCTTCCCCTTCTGTTGGATGCGCGCGAGGTTATAGGCCCGTTGACGGCGGGTGAGCCTTTCACGCTCTGCCGACAGTTCGGTGAACCCATCGGGCCGATCTTCGGGCGCGTTTCCGGCCAGGATGTCGGCCACGGCGCTGTCGAGGTTGTGATCGAGGCGCGCGGCGGCGACCTTAGCCAGCTCCAGGGAGATGTCCCTGAGGCGCTCCATGATGCCGGACGTGGTGGTCCGGATATGGCTATAGCGCGCGTATTCGCGCGCATATTCCTCGTCCTCGATGAGCGGCTTGATCTGGGTCATACCCGCACCCCCGAGTTCGCAGCCCGGCAAACAAAGTCATGGGCCTGCTGCTGGAGGGCGGGGACGGCGCACATCACATAGATCGCCTTCGCGACGATATGCCTCGGGCCCGGGTTGAGCGTCCGAATCGCCCGCGCGATCTCGCTCCGCTCGTCGTCGGTCATGTCCCTGAATATCGAGTTCAGCGTCGCGGCGTCTTCCGCCCGCGTGTCGTCATCGGCCATAGATGGTCTCCTTGTCGGGGGCAGGATCGGTCGAGCGCGATGCAGCGAAAACCCCCAGCTCGCTGCATTGGGAGAGGATGTCGATCAGGCGGCGGACCCCGGGGAGGGGGCCGCCCAGCCGCGCCAGTTGAAAGAGGATTTCCCTCGGGCCGCCGGTGTACTCAGCGGGCATCACGTCCTTGAACCGATCGAAGCGGCCGATCGACGCCTCGTATCGCCGGTGCGCGTCGCTGATCGCCTTCGCCTGGAGCGCCGGCGCAAGGTGACCGAAATGGGCGCGCGCCAGCCGTCGGATCAGGTCGTTTCGATCGCGCTCACGCTGCACCTTCAGCGGTGATCGCCGGCCCGGGGCGGCCTTCAGCCCAAGCGCTTCCCGGGCGTCGGCACCGCGCAGGACAGTGGCAAGCGCATGGCCCACCCGCCGGTCGGCCGCATCGGTGGACTGCGCAAGGCGCGCCTGCACTTTCCGGAGATCCGCCACGGTGGGCGCCAGATCGTTCATCGCTGATACCTGCTGAAATCCGCGCGCGGCGGCGCGTCTCGCCCAGTTTTCCATGCCCGGAAAGGCCGGGCGCGGCGAACGGCGAGGACAAAGGTCGAATTGGGCTTCCAGACAGATCATCCCCTTCGGGGATGGCCCCGACTTTTTGGTCCGAAACTGCTCGGAGTGCAAACGGAGGGTCGGGGCCGGTCCAGGGGGAAGAGCGGCCCCAAAAATGCCCCCCCCCACCCCCTACGACCTATCGACCCGCCTCGCAGGCGGCCAACTCGGCCGCCAGGCGCGCGAGTCCCTTGGGCGTGACCATGACGGTGGTGACGATGCGGTCGGCCTCGTTAGGACGAGGGATGCGTGTGACCCGGTGCTCCAGCAGCAGGGCCTGCTCTCGGTTGCGGTAGGCCATCCAGCGCCCCGATGCCGCCGCACGGTATATCCATCCCTTTGCCTGCATCCAGCGCGTCAGCTCGGCGCGGCCCATCTTCAACGCCTTGGCGGTTTCCGTGAGGTTGAGCGCGCCGCGGCTGTCGGCGATGCGGTCGAAGGCGTCGGCCTTGGGCTGCAGCTCGTCGAGGCGCTCGATCCTGCCCAGCAGCAGCGCCCGGAGCGTTGCGTTGTCGTCGAGGGGCGCGACCGGCGCGGCCTGCCCATAGCCGCCCGTCCGGCGGATAGACGGCAGCACCTCGCGCGTCACCCATTTGCTGAACCGCTTGGCCGACGCCTTCCGGCTGCGCAGCACCAGCTTGTATAGTCCGGATTCGTCAATGACGGTCGCCTCCTGCCGGCCGCCAAGGGTGTCGGTAACAACGACATCCTTCTCGTCGTCGTCCAGCCGGCCCGCCGCATCTCGGGGATTGGCGATCTCCAGCACGGCGCAGACGTCGTTGAGGGAGAACCATTGTACCCCGTCGCGCTCGACGATGCGGACGGGCTTCTCGTCGAAGCTGAAGGGAACGATCGCGGACATAGGCAACCTCCGGCGGCGAGCGCCGCAATGTGGTGGCGTTAGGGAGCGGCGGCATCTCCAGCCGGCTGGGCAGGGAATGCAGCGTCGAAATCCGACTGGCTGATCCACCCCTGATTGAGCGCAGCCTGGGCCGCGACCTTGGGGAGGCGGCGGATCTCGTCGAGCGTGAGCGGCTCGGCTGCGGTCCGCCGGCCTCGCCTTTCACGTTCCTCGGCGGCGCGGGCCATCGCGCGCAGGCGATATTCGCGAACCTGCCGGCGCATGACCATCGGCGATGTGAACGCCCTAATCTCGCCAGCCGAGCGGGGAAAGAACCGCTTTCCCGGCGTATTCACATAGAGGCCGCAGCCCTTCAGCAGGATGTCGGCAGGCACGTCCGACAGGTGGGCGCACAGCAGGTCGAACGAAGCCGTCGCCTCGGCGGCGTCTTCCTGCCGCAGGATGGTCGCGCTGCGCAGGGCCCGCAACGCCTCCTCGACCAGAGCCGGCGGGGCTGGTGCCATCATGGCGCGCATCTCGTCGGCGGCGGCGAGCAGGGCCGCGGGCTGTTCGCGCTCGCTGGCCCAATCTGCATTGAACGGCCCCTCGTCGTCGAGATCGCGCAGCAGCCGCTTTACAAGCGCGGCGCTGGAGGTGGAAAGCCGACGCTGAGCCGGAAGGGTCTGGTCGGAATGGGCCGGGATATTCATGGCCGCGCCCTCACGGTGAAATCGCCATCAATCACCGGGCCGCCCGAGCCGGCATCGCCGGGCCCAGCCGCACCGGGCGCTCCGCTCGCCCGGCCCCGGCCGAACAGCTGCGGGTCGAACAGCGGGTCGCGATACTGGCCAGCCGGCTGGCCGCTACGCCCATTGCCGCCACCCATGCGATCCTTCCGCCAGGTGTCGGCGTTCCGCAGCCAGGTCCGCAGGTCGGCCTGCCAATCCTTCGCCAGCTTGCCGGTCGCCGCCACCTTGTCGCGCCACTGGTCGATCTCGCGGTCGAGCATGCCGGGCGGCCAGCGATCGACCAGCGCACGAACCCCGGGCGTCAGCACCGGCTGGAACTCGTGAGGCAGCGGATGCCAGTCCCTCGGCGGCCTGCCTTTGTGCGCGCGTTTCTCCGTAGGAGGCGAAGCCTCCGAAGGAGTAGGTTCCCTGACAGGTTCCGTGTCCCGTTTTGGGGACTCTTTGCCGCCAAAAACGGGACTGTTCCTGTTTTGGGACCGTCCCTGTTTTGGGACTCTTTCACCATCGGGAAAGGGGGTCGTTTTTGGGCTGCTTTCACCAGCCGGTAAGTGGTCCGAATCCGGGACCCTTTGGACGGGCAGGCGCCAGACCCGTATTTGCTTAGTGTCGCCACGCCGAGCGCCCGTGTCCTCGATGAGCCCCATTCCCACCAGCGCGACCAGCGAGGCCATGACGGTCTTCCGATTGAGCCCGCTGAAGGCGCAGATGGCGGGGATTGAGGGATAGCACAGCGCGGTATGGCGGTCTGCGGCATCGGCCAGCGCCCAGAGCACCAGCTTGTTGGCCGGGCGCGGCAAGGTCTGCTTGCCGGCCCAGGCGACAGCAGCGAAACTCACCGCGCGCCCCCCTGCCTGAGGGTGACTGGCCAGCAGAGGTGCGCGCGGGAGCCCTGCGCGTCGCAGGCACGCAAGCTTATTGGGAGTCCGTTCGAGGCCATCCCGATCTCCAATGTTGAGGTCCGCCAGCCGGCAGGGCGTCGGCGAAATATGTCAAGGCGGGCTTAGAGCCTCGCAGCCGCAGCCCGGCGGGCTCTGTTGCAAAAATCGTGAAGCTTGAGCATGCTTGGCGGAGATTGGACGGACGGAACGATGACGGATTTCAAGTGGCGCCATTTCCAGGGTGATGTGATCCTGTGGGCGGTGCGCTGGTATTGTCGCTATCCGATCAGCTATCGCGACCTTGAGGAAATGCTGGCGGAACGCGGCATTTCGGTCGACCATACGACGATCTATCGCTGGGTCCAGTGCTACGCCCCGGAGATGGAGAAGCGGCTGCGCTGGTTCTGGCGGCGTGGCTTTGATCCGAGCTGGCGCCTGGATGAAACCTACGTCAAGGTGCGGGGCAAGTGGACCTACCTGTACCGGGCAGTCGACAAGCGGGGCGACACGATCGATTTCTACCTGTCGCCGACCCGCAGCGCCAAGGCAGCGAAGCGGTTCCTGGGCAAGGCCCTGCGAGGCCTGAAGCACTGGGAAAAGCCTGCCACGCTCAATACCGACAAAGCGCCGAGCTATGGTGCAGCGATCACCGAATTGAAGCGCGAAGGAAAGCTGGACCGGGAGACGGCCCACCGGCAGGTGAAGTATCTCAATAACGTGATCGAGGCCGATCACGGAAAGCTCAAGATACTGATCAAGCCGGTGCGCGGTTTCAAATCGATCCCCACGGCCTATGCCACGATCAAGGGATTCGAAGTCATGCGAGCCCTGCGCAAAGGACAGGCTCGCCCCTGGTGCCTGCAGCCCGGCATCAGGGGCGAGGTGCGCCTTGTGGAGAGAGCTTTTGGCATTGGGCCCTCGGCGCTGACGGAGGCCATGGGCATGCTCAACCACCATTTCGCAGCAGCCGCCTGA